TCCTGAGACAATGTCTCAGAAGAGACATAGTCTCCCGTGTGTCGCTATTAAGCAAACACCTTCCCCGTTACAAACGGTGAAGTCCGTTGGTCAGCCTTTATCCACTTTACCTTAGTGGGGACTGACCCAGCGTAGTTTGATGTCGACGCTACGCGGGCGTCCGGAATAAAGCAGATGGTCCTCGTCGATGAAAGGCAAATCATCGCGTTTTGAGAACCACTTGAGGAGGGCAGGATAGCCGTCGATAGAATTACGTCGGCGCTTTTCCTTGACCGTCAGAGCCAGAATCACTGGAATCTGAAGGTTTTCGTCCCATTTGATTTTTGTGCCATAAAGCACATCATCAACGTAGGATATGAAACCCAACCCAGGAGAGCTTTCGTGAACGGAAGGAGTCGGCCATTTCAGGTCGGCTATCAATCCATCCATATAGCGAACGGTCTTCCAAAGACCGGCCTTGTAGGCCTGGTTCCGGAAACTGTAAGCAGAGATAACAATCTCACTCTCTTCTTTATTCCACTGTTGTGTAGGGAGCAGACTACGAAGGCGGATAGTTGTAATATCAACACCGTCATAGTAGTCCTTACCGCAAGACTCTCTGAACTTTCCAGTCCAGAAACTCTTGCCAGAATTCACTTTAAACCCAAAAGTTTCAAGTGAACTGACAACAGTACTCGTATACTCTACGGGAATAATAATATCATCACCGTAGATGCGCACCTTGCCACGAAGGGATTTAATATCCTTCATGGTGATAGGGCGGTTTAGCGCTGACTCAATTCCAATCATTACCACAATCAAAAAGATTATGGCTTCGAGAGGAAAGGTCAGGGCTGATCCCATAGAGGCGAACTTGGCCAAACGGATAACTCCGTGACCAGGTACGTCAGCCTTCCGGGACCTGCACGCGTCAACAGCCTCTGCCAAGAGACTATTGCGCGATAGCAAGGCCCGTACATGCTGATTCGAAACGCGGTCGGATGCTTCACTCAAGTCGAGTGTAGCTAGGGTTCCATCTCTGGAACCTATTTGAGCCATGCGCTGATTAGGCGTTTGGTCATCAAATCCGATCAGAGAAGAAACAACAGAATCGTTGTTAATCTCTTCCAAAAGACCATGCAAAAGAGCCTGCTGCATATATTGCATAGCAGTAGGCTCAATTGCAATGATCCTAGGGCCTTTCGCATCCTTTGGTACTGTAATTACCCGAACAGGTGTTTCAGCACCGGGATCCTGATATACGAATTCCCTCTCGAGATAATCTCGAAAGTTCGCAGACGCGTATATCCCAGATGGGAATATAGCTTCAAGGCGATCGGTCCAACAGTTGAGTCGCCATTTCTGGTTTCCAGATAGGTGATCGCTCGTTGAGCCGGGGCCATGCTTTGGTAGTAAATTGTTAGTATTGACTCTGAAGTCCATACCAGCAAATATGCTTCCGAAAAGCATGGTTCTAATTCGATGAAACGACTGTCCGAGTATGGCCAGCCCTCCTCTTTCGAGATGAGGTCCAGGTCCCATTCGGATTGCCATTCTATCATTAGTTCGTACATCAGATTCACACTCCATATACTTGGAAATGGCGTCTCGATTCCTCTTTTCAGAGGTTTCGATCCGTACTTTTGCAAACATCAACGTCAGTTGACGAATACAAAAGATGGCGTCCACGTCCGGGTTGGAGTGAATCCGCCCAGTATCACGTTGGAAACACAGATCAAGGAAACCCCCAAGAAATTCGGGGAGACCCCCTCTAAACTGGAAACCAGTGAAGAGGTCGTGATCGACGTAACCACGGTCAAGACTTTTTTGGAAGTCTTTTCCGTAGTTAGCCAGGGTAATCATTAAAAATGAAGACCCCTCGTTTTCCAACCGACCCATGATCGTTTTTAGATCACGGGTGGTGCTTACGTGACATCGATCCTCCATGTCTTGGAGGATCATTTGCAAGAGACTTACCAGACTTTTCATGTCTGCCTTTCATAATAGGAAGGTTAGGCATTCCAGGTCATGTAGATCTCTAACGCAATTGATCCGTCAAATTAATGACGGCTCTTGCGCCCTGGTTGCATCAGCGACAGTGCAAGCACTGTCATACCGAAAGAAACCAGTGTCAGCAGGCTGATCACGATAACCAAGAGCGTAAGCTCTTGAGTCGTAATCAAACCTCACCGCCACCAAGCTTGGTGGCGTTGGCATTCGTCGAAGCGGTCAACCAGGTGGTAAGCCCGGTAATCAGCTGAACCACCTCAGCAACGGTGAAACCGTTGAGAGGCTTGTCGATCACGATGTACGCCGACGCCGAAAGGCGAAGGTTAGTACCAGTGACCAGCGGGTCAGCAATGATCTTCGAGAAGTCCACACGAGCGGTAGAACGCACGCGATTCGCTTTACTCTTAGAGTGAGCGATTCCGAGCGCAACCGTACCGTCATCTTTTGTAAAGGTGCCGGTATTACCGGAAATCCCAGTACGCGGAAGCGACTGGGCGGTACCGATCGTGACTGACTGAGGATCTGCGAACATGACTGTCTCCTGACTTGTACTCTGATCAACAGATCTTGTTGACCAGACTGCCGGTTAAACCGACAGCATTTATTCCGTTGGCTCTCCTTGTGGGAGTTTAGGGAATTTTCGCGGACCCTTGCTTATGGCAAGAGCAGCGAGGATGGCCCACTGGTTGCCTGTAAAGGCAGCCGGATTAAGGCCAAAACCGAATGGTGTGCCTCTTACTCTCTCCTTCTTCACAAAGTGTGTCGTAGCAGAGACAGAGCCGCTAGGGCCGAAAACATAAAAGTTATCGGCATTAACGGACCAGGTATTTGAAGCGCGAGTTTCACGCATCAAATAAGCCCAGCGCATCAGAACACCGTCGTCTAGTTGAAGCCCGGCTGCAGATATGGCATCCTGCACCCCGACAAACCAGTCGACGAGCCATGACCACGGCGTCAGCTCCCATAGGACAGTAGGAGTAATCCTAGTGCCGAGCAGCTTGTTTGCAAGCTGTTCGAATGCTTCGAGTTGACCAAGGAGTCCTTTAGAGGGCCCCAAAGCAAACACGAAGTTTCCTGTAAAGTAAATTCTCTGTGAAAGAGAACTACTCATGGTGAGCGGACGATCCATACTTCCGGAATAGAGTTCAGGCCAGGCCCCAATATTGGAACCCGGACCCATACTCAAGTACCTACCAGGAGGTAGTTCCGATGAGGAACTGCTTTCGATAGGAAGGAAGTCATAACGCCTGTCTGTAGCGATACCACTAATAGCAGAGTACTTACGAATCTCTTCGTTAATACTAAGCATTTCGTGGATAATCTTATACAGATCATTCAGGAACGGTTTCCATCCAAAGGTTATGTTCAAGTACTCTTTACCAAGACTACGGTAAAATAGTGCCCTGGACTCTAACCAAGCGAACAGAGACGTTCCTGGTAGCGCAATACCTTTCTCCCGAATAACTTCGGCAGCGGTTTGCGCTAGATTGGCGTTTGGAGCATTCGGTGATACAGCGCTGATAGCCTTATTTCCATAGAAGTTCACATCAAGTGGACTAATAGAGGGAGGATAAGGAGCGCCTGGGTTAAGACAACCCCGAGCCCATGATGTTCCGGCACCAGACCGGACAAACGTCTCCCTATGGGAGTAATTTGTCCAGGTCTTAGTGGTCCAGAAATCATGACCTGTATCAAATTCCGACGAAGTTCCATGCATCAGGTAATACCTAAGTATTTCACCTGCGCTGGAAAGATCTTCCGCCGGATCCGAATACTTATTCGTACGAAACGAATAAGTCTCCTGATGGATCAAGAGGTTTGTATCAGGAAAAGAGATTGGCGAACCCCTGAAGCCTTCATTGGAAATGGTTCCTTTCGGAACGCTTCCATTGCGCGCAACAGATTTAAGGTTCGGTACATCTCGAGTCTGAAAAACATAGCCTCCAGTCATGGTACATCCAATCGGTTAAAGGAAATTAGCCAGCAGGTGGTACACTGTTAACTGCTAGCAGAGTATTAATCTTGCGACTAATAGGCACGTAAAGCGCCGGTGGCGTCCTTAAAAGGGC